ACCGATCGATCGGTTGATCTATCATTCTTAAATTCGGGCAATGCACCTCTTTTGCTCGATCACGATCCCGAGAGACAAATCGGGGTCGTTGAATCTGTAAATCTCGATTCCTCGGCGCGGCGACTCCGCGCGACGGTTCGGTTCTCGAAAGGCCAACTGGGAAGCGAAATTTACGATGACGTTCGGGACGGTATTCGAAACAATGTTTCAATCGGATACAAGATCGGGCGTATGGAGCGCGATGAAAAGGCGGAAGGTGGGAACACTTACCGCGTTCGATCGTGGACACCCCTCGAGGCAAGCATTGTTTCGATTCCGGCTGATGACTCGGTGGGAACGAACCGCAAGGCCGAACTCGAACAAACCCCAACCCCTATTCCGGCACAAGCCGAAAGAAAGGAACCTAAAATGTCAGAACAAGACATTCAAGCGGTTGAGGCGAACGCTCGCGCAGAATACGCCAAAACTGTAAACGAAATCCTGGAACTGGGCGCGTCTAAAAACAAGCGCGACCTTGCAAACCAGGCAATCAAAGATGGCCTATCAGTGGCGCAATTTCGCGGCATCCTTGCCGTTGCGTCTGCCGATGAGCCAATCGCAACACCGGACAACCTTGATCTAAACGTTCAAGAACGCCAATCCTATTCATTGATGCGCGCATTCCGCAATGCGGCGGCGGGTCGTGACATTGGTGGTTTCGAGCGTGAGGTTTCCGACGAGATCGCAAAACGTTTAGGCAAAGAGGCGCGTGGTTTCTACGTTCCAAGCGATGTTTTCAAACGTGATCTCACAGTTGGCACAAACACGGCCGGTGGTTTCTTGAAACCAACCGATCACCTTGGCGGTGAATTTGTCGATGCTTTGCGTCCAACACTTGTCACCGCAAACCTTGGCGCACGGATGATGAGCGGTCTTTCCGGCGATGTTGCAATTCCGGCGTTGAATGCAAAAACGGCGGTTGGATTTGTTGCGGAGAATGCGGCACCAGGTTCAGAGGGCGCACCAACATTCCGCCAAATCACAATGTCACCGAAAACGGTTGCACAATATGTTGACTTGTCACGCAAGTTGATGATGCAATCCGACCCAAGCGTTGAGCAAGTTATCCGCGATGATATGTTGCGCCAGTTCGCAGCAAAAATCGATGAGGTTGCCATCGAGGGTGGTGGATCAAATGAGCCGACAGGTATCACGCAAACATCCGGAATCGGTTCGGTTGCGATTGGTACAAACGGCGGTCCATTGACATATGCAAAAACCGTTGATCTCGAGAAAGAGGTCGCAATCGACAACGCAATGGGCGGAAGCATGGCATTCCTTACCAACCCAAAAGTTGTTGCGTCGATGCGTACAATCTCGAAACAAACGTCCGGTGTTGAAGGTAACTTCATTATGGACCCGAACGGAACGGTTATGGGCTACAATGTCGCATCAACGAACCTGGTTCCAAGCGACCTCACAAAAGGCACATCAAGTGGCGTTTGTTCGGCGTTGATCTTTGGCAACTTTAGCGAGTTGATGATCGGGATGTTTGGCGGTCTGGATGTTCTTGTTGATCCTTACACCGGATCAGCGGCGGGAACGACTCGCATCTCAATGTTCCAAGATGTTGACGTTGCGGTTCGTCATGCGGAATCATTCGCGGCGATCCTTGACCTCACAACATAAGCCAACGAGAGCGGGGGAAACCCCGCTCTTTTCCAAAAGGATTTGATAAATGAAAATTGAACTAATTCGCGGAACAGTGATCGAGGGCAAGGGGTACGATGCCGGCGCGGTTGTCGATGTCGATGATTCACTTGGTTCGATGCTGATGGCGACCGGCAAAGGCGTTCCACACGCCGAGAAAGCGGCCAGGAGTGATCGTTCGGTTGGTCTAAGCACATCAGACACACCAAAGGCGAAAACTCGCTCCAAGGCGAAAAAATAAGGGTTGATCGATGGCGGTTGAATCTCTCGACGATCTTGCGGTTTTTGTTGGCATCAATGATTTTGGTGTCGCGGCGACCTATACGCCGACCGGCGGATCGGCAACAACCGTCAACGGAATTTTTGACAACGACATCGTTGAGGTTGACGCCGGTGGTAATATTCCGATGGCCATTCGTCAGCCTCGATTTCTATGTCGAACAAATGATGTTTCAAGCGCAGTCGAAGGCGATGCGTTGGTTGTGAATGCCACAAATTACACGATCCGCGTTGTGGATCACGATGGCACAGGCATGACGACCCTGGCATTGGAGAAAAACTAGATGGCGCATATTCGGAAACTTATCCGCGATAACATCGAGACAACATTGACCGGCTTATCAACGACCGGTTCGAATGTTTTCGCCTCAAGAGTTTACCCAATACAGAGTGCCAAAATGCCTGGCCTTTGTATCTACACCTCGAGCGAAACGATTGAGGCTCAAACGATCAAGCCGCCGCGAGGTCTTATTCGATCGCTCGAGGTGTCAGTTGAGGCATATGTTGAGAGCGCAACGGCGGATGATGTTCTCGATACTATTGCGGCAGAAATTGAGGCGGCGATGACCACCGACCTCACCAGAGGCGGAAACGCCAAGGACACAAGGTTGGTTTCTTTCGAGGCTGATTTTGCCGGAGAGGGCGAACGGCCTGTTGTTGTGGGTCGATTTATTTTTGAAATCGTGTATTCTACACAAGAAACCGATGCCGAAACGGTCTATTAAATAGGAGACTGAAAACATGGCGAAAAGAATCCAAGTTTATCCACCGAGCGGGGGCGACCCGATCGAGATAAATGCAGAAGATTTGGCATCATTCGAGGCCAAAGGATGGACGGACTCACCCCGATCATCCAAACCCAAGGCAACCAAAAAGGTTGTCAAAACTGAAACCCTTGAAAGTGAGGAATAGAAAATGGCGACATTTACCGGAAGCGATGGGGTGATCTTGGTTGGAACAGACCAGGTTGCCGAGATTCGTTCATACTCGATCGATGAGACAATGGACACTTTAGAAGATACGGCAATGGGTGACACATCGCGCACCTATAAAACATCTTTGAAAACCTTTAGTGGTTCGGCTGATGTTTTCTTTGATGATACCGACACCGCCGGCCAAGGTGCATTGACGGTTGGTTCATCAGTTACTTTAAACGTTCAGTTCGAAGGTAACACAACCGGCGATCACAAATTGAGTGGAACGGCTTTAATAACCGGCCGCACAATTTCGGCATCGTTTGATGGTATGGTTGAGGCATCGATTTCTTTCCAAGGAAGCGGCGCATTGACCGAAGGAACAGTGGCGTAAGGATTTGAATGATGGCGGCTAATTCAAAATCAAATGGTTTGAGCGTAATCGATCGCGCAAAGAATCACTATCAAAATCAACCCATCAAGGAAATCGTTGTTCCGGAATGGGCGGATGATGATGGGAATCCTTTCGTCTTTTACGCTCGACCCTTCACATTACAAGACCAAGGCAAATTGCAATTTGCGGTTAAGAATCAATCCGAGGCCGATGCACTTGCCGAGGTTCTTGTTCTCAAGGCTCTTGATGAGGAAGGGAACAAGGTTTTCCAGATTAGCGACAAATCAACTTTGCGCAATCAAGTTGATGCAACAGTTCTTGCGAGAATTGCGAACCAAATCATGGGTTCGGTTGTTGAGGATTTGGAAAAAAACTAAGAGAGAGCGAGGAACGACAGTTCAAATTTTTCCTCGCTGAGAAACTGGGCAAGACGGTCGAGCAAATCGAATCGGAAATGTCGGTTGATGAGTTTTTGGAATGGTCGGTTTATGTTCAAATACAATCCGACCGACAACGACAGGCGATGAAAAAGAATGGCAACAACCAGGCTCGAAACCCGATTAACCGCAAGAGATGAAACGCAACGCGCGTTTCGGACATTGCAATCGAATCTCAACACGGTAAACACCGCATTCGTAAACGTGGCCAAGGTTGCCGCCGGATTGGGTGTGGTTTTCGCCGGTGTTTTTATTCGAGATTTAATCGAGGTCAACAAGCAGTTCCAGAGCCTAAAAGCCTCGCTCGTAACTTTCACCGGATCGGTTGAAAACGCCGATGGTGCGTTTAAGATTTTGCAAGATTTTGCAAAGAGAACGCCATTCTCATTGCAAGAGGTTGTTGGTTCGTTCAACCTCTTGGTCGCTCAAGGCATTAAGCCAACCGAGAAACAGTTGATGGCATTCGCCGATATTTCCGGCGGCACATCGAAATCAATCATGCAATTCGCGGAAGCGGTGGCGGATGCCTCGGTCGGCGAGTTCGAGCGATTGAAAGAGTTCGGGATCAAGGCATCCAAAGAGGGCGACAAAGTAACGCTCAAAATCGGAGATATGACCAAGACGGTCGACAATGATTCAGCCTCGATCGTTGCCGCGTTGACAGAAATATCCAACGTTAAATTTGCAGGGGGCGCAGAACGCCAGGCTCAAACCCTGGGCGGAGCAATGACGAATTTGCGGGACACCATCGATGGTTTTATGTTCTCGATTGGTGAGGCGGGTTTCGGTGCGGCTCTTGCGGGTTCGATCCGATCATTGACTGCATTCATCCAAGGAAACGATGAACTTGCGAAACAAATATCCAATCGATTGACCGATGCTTTATTCATATTCACTGCCGGTCTAAGGCTCGCTTTTGACAATGCCGACACTTTGTTTCGGATTCTTGATGTTGTGTTTGGCGTTGCGGTCATCAAGAAAGTGATTGCAACGGCCAATTCCGTCATTAAATTTGCCAAGTCGATCGCAAGGGCGCAAATCACCCTTTCGGTCATCGCAACTTTGATGAAACTAACCAAAGG